AGTTACGGTAACTGTATTTTTTGTAGTTGTAACATTTACAGAAGTCATGCTGTGTATCCTTCACTTACATATATGATACCTTCTAAATAATATTCTTTTAACCCCGAAGGATTAGTTAATAAAACATCGTACTTTAAAACATCAGGAGTAAATGTAGCTGTTTGTGTATCTGTTAAAGCTATAGAGACAGAACCAGCAGACCTATCTGTATAAGTTGTTGTAAAATCTGCATATTTTGTGGTGCGTGTTTCATCCCAAACCTGTGCTTCTACTGTATATCCTGTTAAATTTATCGCTGCATCATTTCCATCTTTAAATAACAAAGGAATACTATGATCTGATCTACGTTGTAGCGTAAAATTATATGTACCAGGTTGAATTGCCATTAGCTATAAGGTGAACTACCAAGAATGTCTGTTTTCCATTGTGCTTTTAAAGCGTCTGTATCACTGGCAGAATCTATACCAGAATCAGCAGGAGCATCTCTTAATGCTACTTTTTTAGCAACAATATCAGTTGTACTAGCTGAAGTTTCCTGTGCTTTTTGAAATTCAATGTCAAGTTCTGCAAGTAGTGGAGTTCTTGCTTCTCTTATCTTTGTTTTATGAATTTCTCTGGCTTTTGCCATATCTACACCAAATCCCATGTTTACTCCGTATAAGTCCAAGCATCTCTGAAACTCCTATCAGTAGGAATTACAGACTTATCTACAATATACGATGTTTTTCCACTTGGCACATCTTTATCTCTAATTTGTTCTACAGATAAATTAGTTTTATCTGCTGGAATAACTATGGCAACTGTACCATCATCTTGTGTATAAATAATTCGTTTATCTGAATTTGCCATAAGTTTTTACCTATTATATCTAAGGTTAAATTAATCGCCAAAGAAAGAAACAAACAGCTTACCTATATCATCTCTTGTTCCTCCAGAACTCCAAGAGTTAGTTGATCTTAATTTACAAACATTTGTAGTCATGTTATCAGTATCATCGTGATCTACATAAACTATCATATTGCTATCACCTCTAGAAAAACCGAAAACTGGACAATAATTTGCATTTGCTAATGCATTAGTAAAAGTGATTGTATATTTACCCTCACCTGTGTCAGTAACAGAATCGACATTAAAACTATCATTAATAGTTAAATTATTACCTGCAACTACACCAGCACCCCCATTAACATTAACCCATGCTTTCGCCCTACCTTGAGCAACTTGTTCTGGTGTAGAAGGATTATTACCACTGGTATCCTTAATCGTAGTCAACTTACTATCGCCACTAACCGTAAGAGCCGTGAGCGTACCAACAGAAGTAAGACTTGAAGCGGTTACTCCAGAAGCTAGTGTGTTACCTGTGAGAGCAGACGCAGCACTTGAAACTGTACCAAAAGATAAGTTACCAGAACCGTCAGTTTTTAAAAATTGACCTGCACTTCCATCCCCATCAGGTAAGGTAAAGGTCACACTACTTCCTGTAATTGCTTGTGGAGCTTTAAAACCTAAATATTTACTATTTTGGATAGATTGATGCCAAAGTCTTAGTTCTTTTTGCTGAAATATATTTACTCCATCTTGACTAAAAAAGGTAGCAAGATCACCAGCTGTTGCAACACCTATAAGATTGCCACCTGCAGAATAAAAACCAGTATCAGTATCACCACTAAAGGTAAGAGAAGGAGCCGAAGTACTTCCATTACTTAACCCTAAAGCTCCAGTTAAATTACCTCCACTAAGTGGTAACAACCCAAGATTTGTTTGTGCAACATCTCCGATTACTACAAAATCATCATTGGCTTTATTTCTTATCTTTAGTATCTGTGATGTATTACTAACTTCATTAATGTGCATTTGATAAGCAGTCACATTAGCTGCACCAGAGGGATCTCCTGATCCACTATTTACAGTTCTAAGTGACTCTAATACATCTTTTATAGCTGTACGAACTGCAAGTCCCGTTCCATTATCAGGTGAAAAATTGCTTGCAGCTTCTTTACCTGTAGAATTAACTCTAGCCATTTAATTAAGCACCTTTACCATATCCTAACGCTTGAAAGGAAAATTTCACATCTATTACCGCATCTGATGAATTTTTAAATACTATTGTAAAACCTGTGCCAGTTACATTACTTAAAACAAAATAATCTCCAGAACTAAAATCATAAGGTGAAATGCCTATTACAGGAATAAAAGCAGTTGTTGATCCACCTATATCACTTGTTCCTGTGAAAAATTTGTTAGCAAAAACAATATCAATACCACTAGCTGACGTACCAGATTGAATTGGTGTGCTAATTGTATTACCAGATGATATATATTTATTCTCTACTCTAGAAGGCAAAGAAGCATCAAATCCTAATTCGTCAAATCTTATGTTTTCATTCGTATCAACAGAGATAAGATTAGCTCTAAATTTAAAGAATCTACCAACAAAAGATCCATTTCTCAAATTAGTAAAACTTGTATAAGTTGAATTATCATTTGAAGTCTGAACGGTTAGTCTGGCTTTTAATCTGTCAACAGCAGCACCGTCAAAATTTAATCTTGCATCTAAATTAGGTATTGCATCAAATTGATCCGATATATTAAATCCTTCGCTTTTTATATGTCTTTTTAATCTTAAATTTTGATAAACAGCACCTAAATCAAAAGTATTTGCAAAATCATATTTACCTAATAAACCATTTGCAACGGTAACATTTCCTGATGTAGTTCCTGTATCGTTATTTATCAGCTCACCTGTAATAGTAAAACTATTACCATCATTAGCTACTGAATTTATAGTGTAAGTATCATTATTTGCTAATCCTGATGTAAATGTAAGCTGTGGTTTATCACCTACTATTAAATTGTGAGAATTTATTGATACTGTAATAACCACACCAGTTTGACTATAAGTTCCTGTAATTGTAGTGGCTGGATTTGTAAGCTGTAACGCACCAGATACAACACTTAAGTTAGCTTTTGTTCCGCCAAATGTTGACTGTTCTCTTTGTTGTTTTACGACAAGCTCATCTTCTGTTTCTGGTAATGCTAACTCTACCTTTGCTTCATTAGCTGATAAATTATTTGCTACATCTTCAAATTTAATGCTAAAAGTACCAGTTAAGGCAGGAACAATAACTTCTGTTGTATTACCATCGCTTGTATCAATATCAATAGAATTACTGAAAGTAGTATTTGCCAATGATGTAATGGAATGTCTTATTAAACAACGACCACCAAAAAGAACATCTTTTGCTAATGCTAAATTCCAACTAAGTCTGACTTGATAATTATTTATAGGTTCTATTTCAAATCCTGTAGGTTGTTCTGGAAGTTCGGACAAGCCTAAAACAGACATATTTAATTCCGTTGGTAAAGCTGATCTTTGACCTAAAGCATTAAACGCAAAAAGTCTAATATCATATGATCCAGCTACATTTTCTGTTTGTAAAATTTCAAATGACGACTCTTTTGTATTAACAACGGTAAAATTATCGTCATCTCTTCTGTATTGCAGTTCATAACTTGACGCACCATCTACTGGTTGCCAATCAATAAAGACCTTTGGAACGGCTCTATTGTTAATAACAACAATTTTTTCTTCGAGAGTAAGACCTGATGGCGATAATAATATTGAAGTAAGTACATTTATATTTTTTGCTGGTAACTGTTGATTATCTTCTACTGCTGCATATTTACCTTGATTATGACTTAAAGCAGTAATAGCATATGTTTTTTTAGCTGTTTCTTTTATATTTATTACTCGCCAATTAGTAACTGATAAACTACCTGATTCAAAAATATATGGGCTATTAAGAACAGGAGCAGATGAAAAAGCACTAGAAACATTAACAACAGTTTGATCTGTGGAATAGCTAGATATTGTTCGAGTTTCTACTGTTCCATTACTTAATAAACAACTGATAGTAGGTGATTCATTAATATTAGGTTGGTTTGTGTCATCAACATTATCAATAGTTATAGCAGTCATAGTTGCAGCTTTTACTACACCACCTCTTCTTGTTGCTGCCTTTACTCTATCTGCAATACCAATAATGCTACCTATCTGCACAACAGAACCAGCAGCAATGTTAGTTTCAAAAACACAAGTTTCAGTAGCAGTTTGTTGTGTATTTAAAAGCCACTTACCAACTCTTTGTGCCTGACCTTTTGAAGTCGTACCAAAAGTTCTGACGGTTTTTATATGCTCACCATAAGTTGATATCGCTGCTGTATCTTGAACAGTTTCATAATCTATTTCTTGAGTTTCTAAATCAAAGTAACTAACATTTATAATTGTAAACCTTGTTTTTAAAGAACTGCCACTATATACAAAACTACCGCCTACTACATTTGCATTGTTAAACACATAATCAAAAGAGACTGTACTTGGATTAGCAAAATCTTTTGGTGCGTCTTGTGATATTTTTATTGTACCTTCTGAATAAAAAGGCATTGCTCTCATTACAGAACATATATCGTTAATAAGTTTTAAAGATTCTTGTTGTGTTCTTATGTTTACATTTAAAGAAAATCTAGGTTCTTGACCATTTTGCCCATCGTTTACCAACTCACTGCAATATTCACTTGCTTTTTGAAAAACAAATTTATCTATTGAAGCTTCTGGTAGATTACACCCATATTGCTGTTCAGATGTTCTTTCGGCATTAGTAATTAACAGATCATATAAAATCCACGCTGGATCACTTGTCCATTGTTTTTCAGAGGCAAATGTACCTTGAAAAATATAACCTGATGGATAAATAATTCTACCATTGTTAAGATCAACGGTTGGTGTATAAGTTGTACCATTTCCATCTGTATAAGGTCCTGGAATCTTTACTTTTTTACCTCTTACCCTAAATATTCTTGATGGCAAGGATGGAAATTCTTCTGAACTAAAACGCAATGAGGTATAAGCAACATGAGGATAGTTTTTAGGTTCTTCAATGACTTCTGTAACACCACTTAAACGCATTTGATTAAAAGTATTATTATTACCCTCATCATTTGATCTTGATACAACTACAGTTATTGGAAAAAATGCTCCAGATTCTCCTACGGTAGTTTTATTGTAACCAGTAATATCAGAAAGTCTTATGCCATAATCACGACTATATGATGCAGTGCTTTTACCTTTTACCAAGTCACTATGAACTTGTATTTGTCCACCATTAGTAGGATTTATTGAAATTAAAACTCTTACAGTAGTTGATTCTCTATTGCCATTATTATTGTTAAGTCTAAAGAATTGATCGAATGTAACTCTTACCCTTACTACATCTACATTTACATCAGTTATTGTTACAGATCGAGGAGTTACAGAACCACCTTTAGGAAAACTTACAATTTGACCAATTTCACTATCTATTCTTTCAGTGGATTGTATTTCGGCTGCTGGTAATACTAAATTATTAACTGTTCCTGCTTGAAACCTAAATTTAACACTTTCATAATTAAAATTTGACGTTAATGGATTATTAATATCAGCATCAGCTTGTAAAACTGGTTGTTTATTTAAAAATAAATCTTTTAAAAAACAATTTTTATATGCTTCTGATGTTTTATCAGTAATATTATTTTTATGTGCAGTGGCACTAAGCTCTATTTCTCCTTCGCTTAAAATATCAACAAGAGTAATAAAATCTATTGATTTTAATGTTGATCCTGGAAGTTTTACGTCTGATTTTACAGTAGACCTAAAAATTGCGTCAGTTGCACTAACTTCACGAGCCTGATCCGAACGAGCGAAATTAAGTTCTGTCATTAACTATTTACCACCTGTGCCGAATCTACATTTGCACTTATAGTATTAGAACCGATTAAAGTTTCTCCATATACAATATTTATTGGCACACCTTGTTTTGAAATATTAGATGTTCCAGTAAATGCAAAACTTGGATCTTGTTCGTCAATAATGGAGGGTGTTGGTTGTGGAGATAATAAATCTTGCACACCTTGAAATAAAAAAGAAAATCCTAATGAAGTTAAAGCAGTTCCTATAGAAGCCCCAATAGTAACACCCAAAATAGTTACACCAGCACTAACAGCAGCACCAGCACCTAAAAATGCCGCAGCTAAAAAGAAAACTTCACCATGAACAACAGGAATTATTTTTATATCGCTTTCTGTCTGCAAGTCTAATAAATCTTCTGAAATTCTAACTTTACCTGCCATAACACAATACTCCTGCTCCTTAATATGATCTGCTACTCCTTGAAAATTATTTATTAAAAAACTAAAAGCTTGCCTAGGACTTGCTACATCTATTTCAAATGTAGATTGTCCTATAAATTTTCTTAATCGACCATAAATAGTTAATTTAATCATCTACCTCTGCTGGATCTAATTTAATAATAGATTCTGTCTTTGGATCTACAAGATAAAAAGGCAAATCATTATACTTACAACTCAGTTTATCAGTATGACTAAATTCTAACAATCCATCAGGATGACTATGCACGATACCTAAAACCTCACCTTGATCCTCACCATCTGCCCAGTCTATAGGATCTATTACAAAAGATTCCTCTTTATATGCTTTTGATATGTTTTTACATTTCCAATATGTATGTTTACCATCTATATCTAAAACAAGACCACAACATTCTTCTGGATAACACTCTGTAGCGTGTGTATATGCTTCTGTGGCCCATTGATTACAAGTCATTAGAAAAACGTACCAGCCGCAGGAAATAGCTTTCTAGTAACTATTCTGGCAGGTATTTTTTTGTTTTGCATATCTAATACACTAACTAATTCAAATTGTACAACTTGCCTATTTTCAACAGCTTTTCGGTCGATATAATAGATTCTGTCCTGTAATCTATCTGTACTAGGAGTACCAAAAGGATTATTGCCAGTAAAATTATCATTATGTAATGCTGAGGCTAAAGGCATTAATCTTGTTACTTTTGCATTAAGTAGATCATTACCAGGAGTAACTTTATTAACAATATTTAAAAAATCACTCATAGTCATAACTGTTGTATCTTTTGTAATACCACCTAAGTTACTAAACGTAAGGGTAGGTCTTGGAATAGTACCTGTACTTGTATCTTCAAAACCTTCAACTTTTACAGGCACTCTTTGATAAAAATTATCGCCAAATCTTATCTGCCCAAAGTTATTTATATTTGCACCAGCATGAAATCTAAATACCGTATCTAAATTATCAGGATTACCTGTTGGAATATGTAAACCAACAGTAAGTTCAAGTTCATATAGCTCAATAACAGAACTTGGATTTATTTTATTTAA